CAACGGCGGTCTTCCAGCCGTCCGGGGCCGTGGACAGGACGCTGCCGCTCAGGGCGAGGGCGCTGGTCGCGTAGACGGGCGCCATGCCGCGGCGGGTTCGGTAGACAAGGCGCAGCGCGCGGCGAGCGTCCTTGCTGTTGTGACGTACGGGCTTCGCGCCGTCCTTGCGGCGGCCGCCACGCTTGCCGCCTGACCGGCGAGCAATCTCGTCCTCGACATGCTTCTCAACAACGACGGTGGTCGCCACGACGTCTCTCCTTGATGTGGGCGGGGAAGGCGGCCCCGGCGGGTAGCCGGGGCCGCAGGTGGGGTCAGGCGTCCTGGGTGTATGCCTGCTTGGAGGCCATCCGGCCGCCCTGTGCGGCTACGGCTTCCTGAATGTCGCTGTGCCGGTCGTGGATGTTCTTGGAGGACTGGGCAGCGAGGGAGGCGGCGTCCAGGGCGGCCTTCTGGTAGGCGAGGGCGGCGGTCTGAGCGGCGATCGCCAGGTCGCGGAGGGCGGCGAGCTCGGTGAGGGAGCCGCCGTCGTCACCGAACTCCAGCGCGGTGGCCTGCTCGATCGCGGCCTCGATGGCTGCGAGCTCGTCGACGGTGCGCTGGGCGAGGGAGGCGACTTCCTCGGCGCTGACGTTCTTCTCGGAGGCGTAGCGGGCGACGAACGCCTTGAGCGTGCTGACGCCGGTGATCTCCTGGAGCTGGGCGATGGCCATGGTTCCTCCTGCTGTGGATGCGGTGGTGGGTTCGGTCTCGGGGTCGTCGTTCTTGATCAGGACGAAGGCGCGGGCCTCGGGAACGGCCGGCTTCGACTCAGTGGTGCCGTCGGCCTGCTTCGGGACGATGGCGGTGGCGGGTTCGGTCTTGGTGACGGGTGCGCCGTCCGGGCCGATGTCCTCGCCGATCGCCAGCTCGGGCTCCGGCTCGTAGCGGCCGAACTTGGTGGCGGCCCGCTTCTTCGCCTTGGGCCACTCGCGCTGCCACCCCCGCTTGAAGCCGCGACTGAAGGTGGCGAGCGCGGTCGCCGAGGTGGCAGCCCAGGCGGCGAGCTTGGCGCCAGTACGGTGGCCGTTCTTCTTCGCGGTCTTGGCGACGCGCTTCTTGTGCTGCTTGGAGACGTCGGCCATGCCGTTCTCGATGCCGCGAGCGCAGGCGTAGGCGATGGCCAGCAGGATGATGAGTCCGAGCATGGTCAGCCCCCCATCAGCCACATGACGAGGGATCCGACCTGCGTGGCGATGAAGCCGAGCGCCTTGGACGCCCCTTCGCCAAGTACGCCGGGGATCATGACGGTGAGCGTGGGCGTGAACGCCGCGAGCAGCAGGGTGCGGGCCTTGACGCCGTTCACGAAGTCGCTGATCAGCCAGATCAGGGCGGCGAGGGCCAGCGCGAACGTGATCCCGAAGCCGGTCCACTCGCCTGCCAGCCCGTCAACGAACCCGTCGACAGCCGTGGTGGCCTGGTTGATGAGCTGGCCGGCGGGGGTGGAGACGAGGCCGATGGATGCGGTCAGAACGAGCAGGACTTGAATCTGCGGGCTCTTGACCTTCGCGGTGAACTTGTTGATCCACGGAAGCCGGTCGGCGACGTACAGCACGCCGGCTGTTCCAAGGCAGGTTCCGCCTGTTGCGGCGGAGATCCCGGCATCGATCATGGGCATTTTCGGTTCCCCCTTGCGATTACGCTGGGTTAGTGGTTTCCTCGCGTGCGCGCGGGCGCGGGCAGGCGCGTTGAGATCTCGATGGCTTGCCCGGAACGGCTTGAGCCGTTCCTTGAGCCATCACGTTCGGTTACGTGTCGGCGATGGACTGGCGGAGCTGGTCGAGGAGCTCGACCGCCTTGCTGGCGGCGTCCGCTCGCTGTGATTCGGGGAGCCGGGCGATGACTGCGCGGAGCTGGTCCACCGCCACGGGGAGGGTTGTGAGGGGGCCTTGCTGCTCCGCGGCCCGGCGCCGGTCGCCCATGTGCTGGGCTGAGCGGGCCTGTCGTTCGGCCTGCCTGGGGCGCCGGGTGCGGGTGGCCATCTCTTCCTCCTGTCAGCGGTGGATCTTCTTGGGGTTGTCGCCGGGTCTGCTTGCCGGGTCTGCGAGGGTTCCGCTCACCGGGCCACTCACCGGGGTTGACCTGGGGTTTTCGCTGTATCGACTGCTTCCGGCAGTCTCAGCAAGGACCAGACCGTGGGGGGCTGGGCCTCACTGGCGGTGCCGGACGCGGGGCTAACTGGCCGGGGCTGCGATCTCTCGGGTCTCGATCTCGCCCCAGATGCGGCGCACGCGCTCCTCGCGGGCCCTGAAGCCGGCGTCCCGGAAATCTTTCTGCGCCTGCCGGTAGGAGCGGGGCGGCTCCATGCCGTACCGCAGCCACCGCAGGACAACGGAGAGCTGCTCGTCGGAGAGGGTCACGCCCGGCTCGGGGATGGTCACGCCCTCGATGTCGGCGAGTTCCTGGAGGGTCATGGCACCCTCGGCGGGGACCTGCTCGACGCCCTCGAAGGTGTCCGTTTCGACCGGGGTCACGGGCTCCTGGGTCACACCCTCGATTTGCGGCCTGTCCTGTGTGACCACGGTGCGACCCTCCAGCTCGGCCGGGGTGTCTCCACCAGCCGTGACCGCAGGCCGTGTCCCGACCAGAACCAGGTCGCGCTGGGTGAAGGCCAGGGCCTCTGCTCCGTGCTTCTTCTCCGACTCCTGCAGGCGCTTCTCGGCCTTGGAGCGGGCCTCATTGATCTCGGCCTGTGCCCGAGTGAGAACGTCGGCCCGGGCGATCTGCCGCTCCATCTCCGCGAGGTGGCCGGCGGTCTCGGTGTAGACGTCCGTGGTCGCCTCGGATCGCAGGTGCCGGGCGTCGGCTGCGGCAAGGGCTCGGGCGTTGCGATCGGCGGCGGACTGCTCGGCAATCTGGGCGGCCGTCGCCGGGTCAGCAAGGACGTTGCTGGCGAAGAGACGCAGCCCCATGAACAGTGCGGCGGCGACAGGCACGAAGGCGAAGACCTTCGCGTGGCCGAGCATGAGCAGGATCGTCGCCGAGACGCCGACCGCGATGGCGGACAGGCCCAGCATCACGGCCATGCCGACCTTCGAGCGCTGCCGGATCGCGATCTCCGACATGCGCAGAGCGCCGATCCACAGGGCGTCGTAGACGATGGCGATCGACCAGCCGACGACCATGCCGACCTTGCCGTGCACGCCGAGCATCTGGCCCAGCTGCCCGCCGACCGTGATGGCGACCAGGGCGAGCGAGGCGAGGGTGAGCAGCTTCTCGACGATGGCGAACGGATCCACGCGGCGACCGGCCGCCTGGATCTTGTCGGTGAAGCTCATGATTCCTCCTGGGTCTGGCGGTCGCGGATGACGGCACAGGCGATGTCGGCGAGCAGGAGCAGGTAGGCGCCGAGCACGCCTCCGGCGGCCAGCAGGCCAATCTGTTCGACGCTCATGGGCGGGTGTCCTCTCTCTTGGTGGGCGGGAAGGGAAGTCGGTGGGTGCGGCGGAGCTGGAGCCGCTCTTTGGCGGTGAGCCCGCCGAAGATTCCGTGCTGCTCTCGAACCGGCAGCTCCATCGCCTGCTCGAGGCAGGTCTCCTTGAGCGGGCACGCGGCGCACAAGGCCTTCGCGGCCTCGACCCGCCGCTGGTTCGCGTCGGTGGCGCCGAAGAAGAGGTCCGCCAGGCCGGTGCAGGCGGGGCGGTCCGTGCCGGTCGTGCAGGTCGACGGCTCCCGGCCGGCCGTGTGTACGGCGTGCGCGGTCATCACGTCGGACAGCGAGTAGAAGCGGGCACCCGGCTTGTCGAGGTGGCGCCAGTCCGGCAGCCCGTAGGTCTGCACGATCCGGGCGAGCGTGGTTGCGGACAGCGGGTACGGCGTCGGCGCGAAGAACGCGAGGATCGTGTTCTTGTCGACGATGTCGCGCGGGCGGTTCTCGCTGCGGCGGACGACCCCGACCGGGCCGGGGCCGGTGAACGCCAGGTCGCGGAAGTTCCAGCGACGCTGGATCCCGGCCGGCGCGCAGTGCCGGTTGCCGCAGTACGCCAGCTCGTTGCGGGTGATGAGGCTGAAGCAGCCGCAGGCGGGGCACCGGTGCTGCCGGACGGACGACGTGTCGCCCATCAGTGCGCCGGACCTCATCGCCTGGGCGGTACGCAGCGCGGCGGACTCGCGGCGGGCGAGCGGTGTGCCCTCCGCGGCGAGCTTCGCAGCGCGGGCCAGGACCTGGTGCCCTTCGGCGATGTGGTCCATGACGGTGAGATTCACTGCGGCCTGCCCTTCTGTGCGACGGGCCCTGGGCCCTTCGGTCTTCCGGCTGGTCGAGCCGGGCGATTTCCAGTGCGGTGCTTCGAGCAGCGCGAGCAGCTGCTCCGGTGATGCGGGCATGACGGACTCCCCGGGCGGTGCCGGTAGTGCGGTGGGAAGGGGGCCCGGCGGTGGGGCTGACAGGTGCGGGGGAGTCGTCGCCGGGCCGTTGGTACCTCGGGGAGGTGCTACAGGTCGCCGGGATTGAGGTCCCAGACCGCCTCGTCCACGTGCTCGCGGGGCAGGTACAGCTCGATGTACCGGGCGAATTCGCGGGTGTTGTACTCGATGTCGCGCAGTCGGGACGCCGGCACGTCGACCGTCAGGGCAGTGTTGCTGCCGGGGTGGCCGAGGTGGGCGATCACGTAGGCGATCAGGCTGAACACGTCACCGCCGCTGGTGTCGCTGGCAATGCTGTTCAGCAGCGCGCTGGTCTTGTCGCCGTTGGCCTGCAGCGTCGCGAGCTGCAGGAGGCCGTCGATGACGGTGTCGAGGGCGGGGTGGACACCGATGTGGTACTCGGCAGCCTTCTTCAGGTCGTCGAACTGGGCGGGTGCTTCACCCATCGGGGTAGGTGCACCGGTACCGTTCTGCATGCGATCACCTCTGGTTGCATCAGGGTTGGTCGCCGGGTCCTTCGGGGCCCCCATCGGGTCCAGGTGCGCTTACACCTGGGCCCTTTGGCGTTGTATGGGCCACCGTCGTTCCCGACATGTAGAACTCTGTCAGCCCCCTTGTGGTCTGTCAACCCCAAGCGTGCTAACTTAAGCGTGTTGCCAGACGTTGCTACCTAGGAGCGCCCTCATGCCGAAGATCGAGCAGTCCAAGCCCCCATACGTTCAGATCTTTGAGAACCTGCGCGGCCAAATCATGCGGGGCGACCTGAACCCGGGGGACCCCATCCCGACGCTGCGGACGATCGCCGACGACTGGGGAGTCAGCCAGGTCACCGCGTCCAAGGCGGTCGGCCTTTTGCAGGAAGAGGGCCACGTGAAGGTTGGCGGGCCCGGTCTTCGGACCGTGGTGCAGAACCCGAAGAACCTGCACCGCAACGGTCGCGACCGCGCCCGATCTGTACGCCGGACGGGACGGATCTACACCCCGGGCGAGTACGCAAAGATCACTTCCGCTGAGGTCGTGCCGGCCCCGGCCGACGTGGCTGCCGTGCTTGGCCTGCAAGGGGAAGAGCCCACCGCCATCAAGCGTGTGCGCGTGACCTACGGCCCGGACCATCAGCCGGTGAGCGCATCGATCTCCTGGTTCGACGCCGCGCTGGCCGACAGCTCGCCGAAGCTGCTCGAAGCCGATCGGATCGTTGCGGGGACCTGGGGCTACGTCGAACAGCAGACCGGCATGAAGGCCACCCGTGGGCGGGACCAGATCAGTACCCGCCTCGCCACAGAAGAGGACGCCGAACTGCTGGGCATTGAGCTTCCGGCCGCAGTGAAGATCAGCACCACACTGCTGTGGACCGACGATGACGTGGCCATTGAGTACGGCGTCAGCATCGCCGGCCCCGGACGGGAGTCGACCTACGACTACAACCTCGCCGAGGAAACCGACTAGGCATGAGCCTCCCAAATTTCACGTTCCGGCAGGTCGCGACCTCGCGGGGGGACCGGCGGGAGCAAACGCCCGAACCTGTGCGAGGGTCTGTTATGTGGCCGCGCGGAACCCTCCGCAGGCGGCCGCCCATGGATAGGGGAGCTGAGATGCCCTACAAGAAGTTGCCTCACGTGACGCCCGATTTCATACGCGTTGTTGAGGCAGCAGCACGGCTTGGGGTCGACCCGAAGACCGTGCGCAACCGCCTCGCATCCGGTGCTCTGCCGGTGCGGGTCCTCCGGCTCGACGGCATCACGCGTCTGCACCGGAAGGACTTCGAGCGGTACCTGGAGCGCGAACCTAGGATGCTGACGAACAGCGCCTGAACGCGCAAATGCCCGGCGTTGGTAGCGCCGGGCACTGAACTGCGATCACGGTGGACGTGCGGGAAGACTCGCCACCGCGGTTGCTCCATGAGAAGAAGCTTTGAGGTTGCTACCTCGGCTCCTACGGTACCTGGCCACGGGGATGGCCGGTAGCGGGGGACCAGGGTGAGTCATCCCTCAGTGCTTCCTCAGTACCTCCACGAGGAGTAAGCACCATGGCGACAAGCGCCACAGAACAGACCGGGTCCAGCATCCCCACCGCTGCCAGCGGGAGGACCCGATGAGCGACGAGCAGGCACCGCCGGAAGACGCAGCGGAAGACGTCACACTGGCGTTCGGCGGCGACATCACGGACTACTGGACGTTCTCACTGCTCCGCGACTACCTGCCCCTGATGCCGGGGCTCAGCGATGGTGGGGCCAGGCTCTACGTCCTCCTGCGCACGATGATCTCCGAGACCAAAAAGTTCCTGCCCGGGGCCGGCCTCCGCCGCATGACCATCGACCAGCTCTGCTTCCTGATGCCCGGCAGCAACGGCAAGGCAGAGAAGCCGGTCAGCGTCTCGACCATGTACGAGTACCTCAAGAACCTTGAGCAGCTCCAGCTGGTCGTGCCGCGGGACCTGGTCGAGGCCGAGGGCGTCAGCCAGCTGAAGGGCAAGGACAGGGCGGCCCGGGGGATCCTGCGCGGCTACACGATCAAGGACCTGCCTCCGGCCACGTTCACCGGCTGGCGAAACGCCTGGGACAAACTGGACCACTACACGCCCGACTGGCGCACGAACCCGGTCGATCTCCCCACCCACCTCACGTCCTACTCGACCAACTCGGAGGGCCACCAGATCGCCCAAGTCTGGGTTGGTTCGTCCAGCGAGATCGAGGCGTTCCAGAATTCCGGAACAGACCACAGCGAGGACTCCACCGAGGAGCCAGACCAAGATCCGTTCCAGAATTCCGGAACACCATTCCCGAATTCTGGAACAACTCTCCAGGATTCTGGAACGGATCCGGCTTCTACCTGCGGAAACGGCACCCCCCTAAGAAGTGCCCCTAAGAAGTCTTTCTCTCTCTCCGCTGAGGCCGGTGAGCAGCAGGAATCTGCCGCTCCTGAGGCAGCAGAAGAGAGAGAGAACGAGGCTTCGCCGACAACCGACACGGCCACTGCCGAGCCGACCGACGATGCCGCCCAGGTCCTTGCTGCCTACGAGGAAGCGCTCGGTGGACCCGCACTGAACGGCACCCGCAAGCAGTTCCTTGCTGACGCTGCCGAGCTTCTTGCCGCACGGCCTCTGTGGTGGGTCATCGCCCGCGCTCAGGAACTTCCGAAGTACGGCAGCAACCTGGCCAAGCACGCCTCCATGTCGAAGGCGCCGTTCGCCACTAAGACCCCGGCTCCCCGTCAGGCGTACACCAGCATCCCGACGGAGCCTGAGCGCGGGCCGGTGTCGACGAAGAGCATCACGAGCCTTCTGGATGCCCTCCAGAGCCCGTCCATCTAACCCACGTACAACGGCGCCCGGTGATCCCTACCAAGGACCGGGCGCCGCGCAACCTCACTACAGGAGATCTAGTCATGACTCTACTGCCGCCTCAGCAGGTAGGTACCCCCGCCGGCTATGACGACGAGCCGTACGACGACTCGCCCGACTCCGGCCGCCAGCCCCCGTACGACCTCGACGCCGAACGCACTGCCCTCGCCGGGATGATGTTCTCCCCCCAGGCCGTCATGGACTGCGAAGAAACCCTTCAGGCCGAGGACTACTACCTGCCCGCCCACCAGATCCTTCACAGGTTCATGGTTGCCCGGTACGCCAAGGGCCTGCCGAACGACTGGCGCCTCCTCGGCGACGCCCTCGAACAGGACGGGCTACTGACCCAGGTCGGCGGCCTCATGGAGGTCATGAAGATCTCGAACGCCTTCGAGACCGGGGCGGTCGCCCAGCACTACGCCGAGATCGTCCACCGCAGGGCAGTCTTCCGCCGCCTGGCCGCCGCCGGTGTCGCCATCGCGCAGACCGGGTTCGCCTGCGAAGGCACCGTCGACGAGGTCCTTGCCACCGCAGCCGGCGAGATTGCCACCGTCGCCGAAGGCGCGAGCAGCAGCGACAAGCACGACTTCGTGCTCCCCGGTGACGTCCTTGCCGACACCCTGGAGTACATCGAGCAGGCCAGGAGCGGCGATATCTCCGGCATCGCCACCGGCTTCACAGACCTGGACGCGCTCACCCAGGGACTTCACCCCGGCCAACTCATCGTCATCGCCGGACGGCCCGGCATGGGCAAGTCGACCCTCGCTATGGACATCGCCCGCAACTGCTCGATCAAGCACGGCATCCCCTCGGCATTCATCTCCTTGGAGATGCCGACCAGGGAACTGATGATGCGCCTGATCTCCGCTCAGGCGAGGGTCGGGCTCCACCACCTTCGCGCCGGTCGGCTCACAGACGAGGACAGGGGCAAGATGGCCAACGCGCTGCCGGGAATCAAAGCCGCGCAGCTGCACATCAACGACTCCGAGAAGACGTTCTCGTCGATCCAGGCCAAGCTCCGCCGGGCCAAGGCCAAGCACCCGGACATTGGTCTCATCGTGCTGGACTACCTCCAGTTGATGCGGCTCGGCGGTCGACGCCCCGAGTCCCGCGAGAAGGAGGTTGCGGAGATGAGCAGCAGCCTCAAGATGCTGGCCAAGGAACTGAACGTTCCGATCATCGCCCTGGCCCAGTTGAACCGCGGGCCCGAGATGCGCACCGACAAGAAGCCCATCGTGTCCGACCTACGGGAGTCCGGGGCCATCGAGCAGGACGCCGACCTGGTGATCCTGCTGCACCGCGAGGACGCGTACGAGAGTGAAACTCCGAGAGCCGGCGAGGCCGACCTGATCGTGGGTAAGCACCGCAACGGACCCACAGCGACGATCACCGTTGCGTTCCAGGGTCACTACTCCCGGTTCTGCGACATGGCGCAGTCGTGATCATCAACAGCGGAAACGCTCCGCGCGCGCCACACGAGTACGGACTCGTCACCGAGGACGGCGCCCTCACCTTCCACACGACCACCTTCCAGGAACTGAAGCAGCGGCTCATCCCCGACAATCCCGGATACGGCGGCACGACAATCGAGGACATCCCGCACTGCTTCCCGATCTTTGCCTTCCACTACACGACATACGACCCGACGAAGCGTGGGCGTAGGAACATCGTGGCCAACGGCATGTTCTGGGAACTCAGCGCGCCCTCCGATGCTCATGTCGACGGCTACGCCAGCGAGCTGGTTACGACAGAGCAGCGCCTTGTGAAGATGCGCGGGCCCGTCGCCTTCACGCGGCGGGCAGACGGTCTCTCGGTCGAGCAGAGAGAGGCGATCTGCACTGCTCACCGTCGTGCTGTTGCACGCCTGAAAGACATGGGCTGGCTTTAGTCGGTCACGTTCCCCCTGCTCACGCCCCCTCGGGGGAGAGCAGGGGGAACGATCGGCCCGAGCTGTGCCACCTTGGACGTAAGGGCGCGGGGCCTGAGCACTGGAGTGTCAGTGGACACGATCAGCAGCACGGCCGCACGTCTCGCCCGCTACTGGGCCGACGGGCGCGGCCTCTCCCCTGTCCTCATCCGCGGCCTCGGCCGCCAGCTGCAGGACCACCTCGAACACGGCGCCGACGTCGACCACCTCACCGACGTTGTCCGGTGGATGGCGATGGAGCACCCCCACCTCTACGACATCGACCTCGCCATGCGGTACCACGGCGCACCCCGGCCGGCCATCGTCTCCCGCCGTGGCCACCCCTGCCTCTGCCGTAGCGGAACCGTCCGCCGAGGAGGGGCACCCGCCCCGCCCATCGTCCGCCAGCTCATCCGCCGGCCCGCGCGCGCGGCCTGACGAACCATCCGTCCCTTCCCGAACGGAGCCACATGACCACCGACGCAGGCTGGGGATTCATCCCACTCGCAGGCGAACCCAACCCGTTCGCCGCCGACATTCCGCGGCCTTCCTACCGGCACATCTGGAAGACGCCCCTTGATTTCGTCGGCCACCAGGACGAAGCGGACCTCACCCGCCGCGTCCTCGCCCGCCTTGACCCCTGGTTCTTCATCGAGGAGCAGGTGCCTGGCGCGCACTGCTCCGGCAAGAACCTCCGCATCGACGCGATCGTCCGCCCCCGTCAGCCCGAGCAGTGGCACAACCCCAACGTTGCCCTTGGGCTGGAGTTCAAGACCTTCAACTCGGTCATCAGCGAGGTCTCCACGCACGACATCACCGGGCTGACGGCGCAAGCCATCGACTACACCCACGTGGACTGGCAGGGATACGGACGCATCCCGATCTTCACCTGCCCCGGCGCCCTCCGGTGGCTCAATCCCGGAACCCCCGGAGAGGACGACGAGGAAAACTTCGACTACGCCGCCTTCATGTATCGGCATCTGTTCGGGCAGCTGGGTATCGGCGAACTCCTCATGTACTGGGGCAAGGGGCTCACATTCCAGCTCAACACCCACCCGGTATGGACCGAGCGCAACGGCCCCATCTACGGCAAGCACTGGGGCCTCAAGGCCCGCGCCGGCTCCCGCTGAACCGCACCACTTACCGACCACCACCGAGGGGCCAGCCGTGACCGACATCCGTACCCCGCTCTGCACCGTGTGCCGCGAAGCCGAGATGCACGGCCCCCGCGCGACGTTCACCGTTTGCCAGGCCTGCGTTGACTGGCTCCACGACCACATCGACCAGGTCGAGCGGCTGTGGGTCGAGCTCCCCGACTACCTGGAGCGCGGCCGCGGGCACTCCGGCCCCCGCGTCTCTGGGAACACGAAGACGTCCGGTGGCATCCCGCCCGCCGAGCACGTCCTGGCCCTCATCGCCCCCGGCGGCGCCCACGACCGGCTCTCCCAGCACGACGTCGCCATCCGCCAGGCCCGCGGCCTCATCGCCGCCCCCGCCACCGGCAGCGCCGACCACCGCCTGGCCGCCACCGTGCGCAGCCTCCGCGCTCACCTTGCCTGGGCCACCGTCAACCTCGACCTGTACGCCCTGGCGTGCGAGCTCCGCGACGTCGTTGGCGACATGCGGTCCGCGACCGGCGACCGCGACGAGCCGACCACCACCGAGCTCGGCAAGACCTGCCCCCGCCTCGACGACGACACCGAGTGCGGCGGAACTCTCCGCTACGACAAGGCCGCCCGGACCGTGGCGTGCGACGACTGCGGCCACCACCTGAACACGGCCTTGTACCTGCGCCTAGCCCTCGCCTGACCCCGGACATGCGAAGAGGGACCCTTCCCCGCCCCGGGAATGGGTCCCTCTTCGCGTTCCGCGGGAATCCCCGCCCGCGTCGTCCATATCAGGATGACACCCGGCACCGACAACGCTCCCCCTGCTCCGTAGCCACTGCACGCAGTGATGCCGCAGCCACTGAGCTACTGCACTCCGTACCTACTGCCTCTGCTCGCGGAGCTCCTCGAGGACCGCGGCGACCAGCAGCTGTCGAACCTCGGGCGAGCGCTGCACGTTCGTCAGCAGATCGACCAGCGACCGCACCACCTCGGCGGCCGGAACGTCGGCGACGTCCAGCTGCTCGGATGCGTAGGTCGTCCAGTTCTTCAGACGGCGGTGCAGCGACGGTGCCATGTCGACCGTCATCCGCACCGGCTTCGTCCGCGTGGCCGTCGGCCGGCGAACAGGCGCCCCCTCGCCCCGCTCCTTGTCCCGGTTCCGGCCTCCCGTCAGCGCCCGGGTCAGCCGTTCCTCAGCCTTCTCGCCGCTCATACCGGCCGCCTCTCAAGGAGCTCCGTCGCCAGCTGGTCGTAGGCCGAGTTCGCCACAGGCTCCGCACCAAAGGAGTTCGCGAAGACTTCCAGCCGCGGCACCGTCGTCGTCAGCACGTCGTACCCGCTACGGGTCAGAGCCCGGCGAGCGGCCGGCCCGGACGCGGCACCCGACACCACTCGGTTCAGCAGAACGTGCGACGTCGACCCAACCCGGAGCACGGTCTCCATGTCCTCGAGCTCGTCGGCGATCGGTGCCATGCGGTCCAGCTCGATCCCCGTGGGCGCCACCGGGATCAGCCGGACGTCGGCCCACTTCATCGCGGAACGGGCGATGCCCGCGTGGTCCTCGATCTGCGGGATGTCGCCGATGATGACGTCCGCCTTCGGGGCGAAGTCGTCGGCCCGGCGGTGGAAGTCCTTCACGGGCAGGCCGGCCACGGAGAACGGGAACCCGCCCGCCTGGTCGGACCACTCCAGCGCCGAGGCGCCCTTGTCGGCGTCGGCCAGGCCCACGGCCAGGCCCCGGCGGTGGAAGGCGTAGGCCAGCCATACGGCCGACGTCGTCTTCCCCGTCCCTGGTTTCAGTTGAACGATTGCGATTCGCAGCATGGCCGCGACGGTACCGGGATGCAGTGATCACGTAGGCACTGACCCCAGCAATTCAGCAACGCAGTGTGCACGCAGATACGGCATGCCGTAATGCAGTGGCCACGGCATTACGGAAGCCAGCAGATACGGCATGCAGGTTCCCCGTGGGTGCTGCGTTCCGTAGGTACTGCATGCAGTACTGTGGCGATGCGCCGATCGCAGCCGGCACACGGGCAGGCGGGCGTCCGCCGCGGTTCCCCCTTACCGCAGGCGCCCGCCGGACCCCGTGCCCTTCCCGCCCTGGAGGTAGGCCGTGGCGAGGCGCAGGCCCAGCCCGGACGGTCTCATCACGCCGCCCGGTCCCGGCCCCGGCGCTCCCCGTCGGCTGCGAACAACGGCGGGGGCGCTTGCCCGTGGTCATATGTCAGAAGCACGTACTACTGTCGGCGCTCCGGATCGCAGCCCGGCACACGGAGGCCCCCGTCCCGCAGGCGGGGGCCTTCTGCGTGTCCCGGCCCCTGTCCTATAGGAATCCGCCGGAAGTAACCGGATCACGCTCCGCCCGTCCGGTCCCGCCGCGATGCGAGGCGGACAGCGCGCGGCCCCCTCCCTGGCAGCGGGAGGGGGCCGTCGTCATTTTCGGGCGTTACGGCTACGCGTGACGTTGTCTTGCCCGGTACGCCTTCTGTCGGCAGGCGGAACCGCAGTACCGGGAGTCCGCCCGCCCGGTCGTGATCGCCTTGCCGCACGTCTCGCACGGCCCGCTCCCCTGATTACCGTTACGGGTACGGGTTAGAGACGTCAGGCAGGAAGCCGAGCACGTGACGCGCTTCAGTAGCGGGTCGCCGTGTCGGACGATCAGCAGCCCGCACCCCTCGCACGGGGTTGGCGGCAGCAGTGCCCCGCGGCCGGTGGGCCAGGGGTGCCACTGGAAGCGGTCGCCGGTCCGTTCGGAGTCGGCCGGCGCGGTGTTGGTCTCGGGGTCGGTCCGACCGCGGATGTAACAGGGCTCGCAGATCGGTTCCCGGGTGCCCCATCGGCTCTGCCCCTTCCACCGGGTGGCGTTGACGAGGTAGGCCGGTCCGCCGAACGGGCCGGTGCACATCGCACACTCTTCTCTACGCATAGCCGTAACGGTAAGGGACGGAGGGCGACTCTGTCACGCGTAGCCGTAACGGTGGGTCGGGGTTCCTGGACTTTCTGGACCGCCCTACGCGCGGGCGCGCGATCAGAACAGCAGGGAGCCCTCGAGGAGATCGGATCGCGGCGTGAGGTCGTCGGGCGACACGAACAGCACCGGCTGACCCTCGGGTGCACGGACCGGCTTGAGACTGCCCGGGCAGGACTTCAGCTCGCGGTCGCGCCCCCCGGCGGGATCGTGACGGTACGTGAGACCGCGCCGCGTGATGGCGACGTCTCGCTCGCAGACAGGGCACTCGGTCCGGGGAAGCGGCATGCCGACAGTGTTCCCCCAGATCTTCCCTCGCGGGTAATGACCTCGAACGATCTTGCGTGACCGTTCCGTGACCTGACGTCAGGAGAGGTGCCGAGTCCTCTGGAACGCACCCCACGCGCTTATCGACGTTGATAAGCTGCCATAGCCACGCCGATAAACGGGACATGAGTGACAGTCAGTAGTCATATAGGGAGGCTTCGGGATGAGCGGGACTGAGCTCGAACACGTGGACGTCGTCGAAGCCGAGATCGTTGTCGAGAGCGGCGGGGGAGAGGTCGACCGCTACGACCCCGCGACCCTTGCCGTCCTCGCCGCGATGGAGCAGGCAGCCGAAGACCACCTCAAAGACATCCGCCCGAAGAAGACCAAGGACGGGTACGCGCGAGACTGGGCGCTCTGGACCGAGTTCCACACCTGGCTCGCCCAGAACACCGGAACGCTCCTGCCGCCGACCGCCGTCACCAAAGGAACCATGGTCGGGTTCGTCGTCTGGCTCGACGACGTCAAGGAAGCCGCCCTCACCACCATCGACCGCCGCATCACCGGCGTGACCGTTGAGGCACGCGACCGCGGCGTCCAGGTGCCGAAGGAAGCGACCGAAGCCGCCCGCAAGGTCCTCAAGTCTCTCGGCAAGGACCGAGAGAAGCAGGCACGTGGCCGCGGGCAAGCCGCACCGGCCACCCCCGGACACCTGCAGCAGCTCGTTTCCGCCGACAGGGTCGTCCCCCGCACGCCCGGATCCCGCCGCCGGCGCGCGGTCTACGAGCTGCCCGAGCTTGCCGTCCTCCGCAACCGCGCCATGGCCCTGATGGAGTTCGGCATCGCCGGCCGCACCGCCGAGGTCTCCGCCCTCGACGTCGCAGATATCAAGCTGGTCGAAGGCGGCCTCGAGGTTCACGTCCCCGGCGTCAAGGGCCGACCGGACCGCGACGTCGAAGTCGACTACGCCGACGACCCCGCGCTCTGCGCCGTCCGGGCCTGGCTCGCCTGGAAAGAGGCCGCCGCCCTGGAGCAGGGGCCCGCGTTCCGCCCCGTCGACCAGTGGGGCCACCTCGGTACGACCCGCATGTCCCCGAACGCGGTACGCCTCGCCATCACCCGGTCTGCGGCCCGCGCCGGCGTCGACGTGAAGCTCACCGGCCACTCGATGCGATCCGGGTTCATCACCGCCAGCACCAAGGCCGGGAAGCGCCCCGACGTGACCCGCAAGCAGTCCGGGCACGCCCCCGGCAGCCCGGTCTTCGAGACGTACATCCGCAAGATTCAGCGCTGGGAAGAGACCGCAGGCAAAGGCATCTTGTAGCCCCCCACGCCCACCTCGACCACTCACGCCCCTAACCGAGGAAGCCATGCCAGACACTCGAACCCCCACCCAGCGGATTGCTGACATCCAGCGCGCTGGCGACCCCATCACCCCCCAGCAGCGCTACGACGCCGGCGCGTTGCTGCGAGACCTGCTGGCGACCGCCGCCCGGCACGGCGTCACCCTCGCCGACTTCGACGGAGTCGTGGACCTCCCCGGCGGCTGCCTCGACGCAGTCCTCGCCCGCAGCGTCCGAGCCTGACCCGACCAGCCACCGATCACACCAACCCGCAGGGGGAACCATGTCCGACGCATACGACCGCTTCCAGGCACTCGACATCCGCACCCCGGACGACGTACCCCCGGCCACGCCGCTGGAGTGGCAGATCGAACGAGCCAGCGTCCACGAGCAGCGCGGCCTGCGCGGCACGCTCGACGACGCCCTGGCCGTGCTCGCGCTCCGGGAGAGCGTGCGGCGAGAACTGGAGCGGACCGGGCTCTACATCTCCGACGCCCGCCGCATGGGCGCCACCTGGGAACAGATCGCCGCCGCACTCGACATCACCGTGGAGGCTGCGCGGCTGCGACTGCGCACGTGGGCCGACGGACAGGAGAAGCTCTACCGGCGCGACGTAGCAGACGGCAGGGAACGGCCCATCGGCATCGACAGCGAGCAGTACGCCGCGACGCTCGCGGACCTGACAAAACCCTGACCCGCCAACCCAACGACCACGAACAGGGGCTCGGCATGACTGACGACCTGATGCAGTTCCTCCACGACCGCCTCGACGACGACGGGCAGACGGCGCAGGCTGCGGGGGTTCGTTCGACGGCGTGGCCGGTCGGTGGGACTTTGTTCCTGGACGGTGTCGAGCACAACGTAATCGGTGACGAAGAGGCGTTCTGCCACCCGCACAACGCCGCCCACATCGCCCGCCATGACCCGGCCCGCGTCCTGCGCGAGGTCGAAGCCAAGCGGCGGACCGTGACGGACTTGGCCGCCACGGTCGCTGGCGACTACATCGACGACGGCGAACCTGTGCTGGCCGAGCATGTTCTCCGCCTGCTCGCCCTGCCCTTCGCCGACCACCCCGACTACCGCGAGGACTGGCGGCCGTAGGACCGGGGGGAATGATCGGGGCGGGTGATCGCACACTTGATCTATGGCCCCGTTCTTCCCGCCGCTGACCACCCGTGACGCCGCACTCCTCGTCGGCGTACAGCCCGCCACCATCCGAGACTGGCGGCGCCGTGGACTCCTCACCCCCGTCCGCGGCAGCACCCCGAAACGACCGCTGTTCCACGGCCCCGAGATAGTCGCCGCAGCTCAGGCACCCAAGACATCCCGCCCGAACCAGCGTGCAACGGTCGCAGCTTGACGATTCAACAGAAATGCGCCACGATCTTTCCAGCACCACTGTGCCCACATACTTCCGAGAGCCCCGTCAGCCACATCGGCCGGCGGGGCTCTCGCGTTGAGCTGGCCCGTCGCTCTGTGCTCCCCGCGCCCGGCGACGGGCCACCCTCGTTCACGAGCCCCCACCGTCGGGAAGCGGTGCGCGCGGCACGTGGACCTGCCCCCGCACCGGACGGTTGAGCCGACAGGCCATCCGCGGCGGGGGCCCAAAACCCCCCTGGTGAGGGGCGGCAACGCGGTCCTGGCCTGTGAGGGCGGGCCGGGACCGTGCCACCCCACCCCCATCTCCCGCTCGAAGAGGCGACCATGACGTATCCGTGGATGAACCCGTACACGCCCCGCCAGCTCCACACCATCGCGGATCAGCTGGACAAGCTGACCAAGGTCAGGCGGGAGAAAGAGGCAGCGGGTGACCCCACCACCCCCGACAGCTTTCCCGTCCGCTTCCCTGGCGGACACGTCGGTGTCGTCCACTGGGCGCCGGCCGACCTGACATCGAAGGCGTCCAGGGCCCGGAACAACGGCGAGCCCCCGTGGCGGTACATCCTCGACCTCGGCCCGAACAAGCCCCACCTCGGCGACTTCGAACCCGCCCCATACGGCGAGTCCGGCCAGACCGGCACCGACGGATGGGTCGCGCAGAAGATGCGGGAGATGGCCAAGGCCGGACGCGCGACCATCGACTCCGCGGTCCTGACGGCCCCGGCTACGCAGGCCGGCCGCGCCGAACCCGACAGCGCCGCCTGACGCACGCCCCGCCGCTACCCCTTCTGCCGTCGCTTCAACGCCGCGGAGACCAGGACGCCCGCGATCAGCGCCGCACCCGCGATCACCCCTGGCCACCACGTGATCAACCGGCAGCCGATCATCAGGACCAGCCCAGCCACGACGATTCCGAGTGGAACGTCCAGCTTCTGCTTCATGCCCACCACCCCCAAGAACGGCCACGGTAGCGGAGGTGACATGCCCAAGTCCCAACGCTGGCGCGTGTGCTCCACACCAGGCTGCCCCGAGTACAGCCAGGGCGGACGCTGCACCAACTGCCAGCGCGACGCCGAACGCAAGCGCGGCAGCGCACGGCAACGCGGCTACGGCGTACGACACCAGACCCGGTTCCGGCCAGCAGTCCTCGCCCGCGACCCCGCGTGCGTATGCACCGACCAGGACCACGGACACCGCGACCCCTGCGGCCGGACATCCGTACACGCCGACCACTGGCCACTCAGCCGGCGCGAGCTCATCACCCGCGGCCTGGACCCCGACGACCCCCAGTACGGCCGGGGCCTATGCCAGCCCTGCCACAGCAGCGAGACCGCAGCGAACCAACCAGGAGGGTGGAACCAGTGAGCATCCGCATGAACGCCGAAGACCTGCGCAACCTGGCCGACGCCCTCGACCGGATGACCAAGGCCACGCGCGAGACAGGCGTCCGCATCGCCGGATACCAGCAACAGTTCATCGCCGTCGACGATCACCAGATGTGCATTGACTGGGTGAACGAAGCCAAGAATGACGACCCCAACGCCGGCCACTACACGGTCACGATCCCGGAGTTCACGTACTGATGGGCACCAAGGCGGCGGCCACACGCGTGCTGACGACCATCAGCGCAAGCGACGTCGACGAGCATCGTGAGCTGCTGTGCATGTGGGCCACGGACAACGGACTCATTCCCGAGAACATGGCATCCGCACCCGGGCTCACCATCGAGCGCACCGGCCGGCGCACGGTCATCGCCTACGCCGAGTTCCAGCGCGACGACCAGGGCCGCATCATGGTCGACCCCGCCGACCCGGACATCCCCTGGACCATCCCCCGGACAACTCCCCTGGTCAGGCCGCTCAGTGACTACGACGGCTTGGCCGGCCTCACGGATGGTCACGATCAGTGATCACCGGCTGATGATCACCCCGGGGAGGGACCCCGATCAAGATCATCAGAAGGACCGCCGGGGAGGTGGCTGCCCGGTCTGCCGGGTTCAGAGCCTCCGATGATCATGGTCCGACACCCGGTGATCATGCCCCGCTGTCACGCAAGGTGATGGCGACTTTGCCGCGCAACGCGGCCCAGTTGGAGTGATCGACATGCCCAAGGGTGGTGCACGAACCAGGTCCGGGCCGGCGCCCGACCCGAACGCGCTGAAGCGCGACAGGGATGCCGGCGAGTGGACGATCCTGCCCGCAGAAGGCCGCCAGGGCGCAACGCCCGACTGGCCGCTGACCTCGCAGGCAGAGCGCGAAGAAGACCTATGGGAAGACCTCTGGTCCAAGCCCCAAGCCCTGGTCTGGGAGCGATACAGCCAAGAGATCGAAGTGGCCCTGTACGTGCGGCGCCTGGTCGAGGCCGAGGAGCGAGGGTCTGCCGCGGTGCTGACCACGCTAGTGCGGCAGATGGCTGACTCGCTCGGCCTGACGACGCCCGGAATGCGCGCCAACCGGTGGCGTATCGACCGACCTGAGGAAGCCGACGAGCACACGGCCGGCCCCACGCCGATCGCGGCGAACTCGGCCCGCGCCAGGCTGAGGGCGGTGCCTGGTGGTAGCGGCTGACGACGGCACCTGGCCGCTCGACTTCGCGACCCTGTACGTCGTCCCGGACTGGATTGCCCGGCACTGCCTGCTGCAGTCGGTGGGCGGCCTGGTCACCACGCCGCAGCCGTTCGAGATGTACGACTGGCAGCTGCGGGCCACGGCCAGCTTCTACCGGGTCCGCCCCACCGCCAAGGTGGGTCAGTTGTCCACCGCGTTCCACTACCGGCGCGCGCAGGTCGTTGCCCCGCAGAAGTCGGGCAAGGGCCCGTGGACTGCGGGAATCGTGGCGGCCGAGGCCGTTGGCCCGGTCCTCTTCGGCGGCTGGGCTAACGGCGGCGAGCGGTACGAGTGCCGCAAGCACGGCTGTCCCTGCGGCTGGGTGTACGAGTACGAGCCGGGCGAGCCGATCGGGCGCCCGTGGACGACTCCTCTCCTCCAGATCACCGCTACCAGCGAAGACCAGACGGACAACGTCTACCGACCGCTGCAGGCGATGGTCCGCAATGGCCCGCTGCAGGAACTCATGAAGGTCGGCGAACAGTTCATCCGCCTGCCGAACGACGGCCGTATCGACGTCGTCACCTCGAGCGCCCAGTCCCGCCTCGGCAACCCGGTGACCTTCGTGGTCCAGGACGAGACGGGTATCTGGAACGAGCACAACAAGATGAGCAAGGTCGCGACCACTCAGCGCCGCGGCCTGGCGGGCATGCAGGGCCGCTCGATGGAGACCACGAACAGCTGGGACCCGTCGGAGAACTCCGTGGCCCAAAAGACCGCAGAGTCCAGCTCTACGGACATCTACCGTTTCCATCGGCTGCCGCCGAAGGGCCTGTCGTACACGAACAAGGCCGAACGGCGCCGTATCCACGCCCACGTCTACGAGGGCAGCGCGCACATCGACCTGGACGCCATCGAGGGCGAGGCCGCCGAGCTGCTGGAGAAAGAGCCGGCGGAGGCTGAGCGCTTCTACGGAAACCGCATCGTCGCCGGTATGGGCGCCTGGGTGCAGCAGGACCGATGGGACGCCCGCAAGGCCGCCCCACTGGAACTGCCGCCGGACGGGGCCCGCATCGCCCTCGGCTTTGACGGCTCCGACATCGACGACTGGACCGGTCTGCGGGCCGAGACCCTGGACGGCTTCCAGTTCACCCCGGTCTACGGGCCGGATCGACGTCCAACGGTATGGAACCCGGCCGAGTGGGAAGGCCAGGTGCCCCGCCTGGAAGTCGATGCCGCGGTGGCCGAGATGTTCGACCGGTATGACGTGATCCGCATGTACGCGGACCCGCCGTACTGGACGAGCGAGGTCGCCGCGTGGCAGGCCCGGCACGGCGAGAAGCGCGTGACGGAGTGGCACACCGGCCGGGTGGTGCAGATGCACGCCGCGTGCGAGCAGCTGCTGACCGACGTTCTCAAGGCCGACAGTTCCTTCCGGCACGACGGGTGCGAGATGACGTCCGTGCACATGCGGAACGTTCGCAAAGGGGCGAGGCCGGCGAACCGGTACGTGCTCAAGAAGGGGCCCGTACACCAAAAGATCGACCTGGTCGTCTGCTCCGTCCTCGCCCATGAGGCCGCGGTCGACGCGATTGCGGCAGGCCAGGCCAAGCCACAGAAGAGCTCCCGAATGATCGTGATGGGCGGACGGAGGTGATGCGCTGATGGACCGTACAGCGGACGAGTGGGTGGCCTACCTGGCGCGCGTGCACGAAGCGCAGAAGCCCGGCCTGGAGTCGCTGAACCGGTACTACGAGGGTCAGCAGCCTCTCTCCTACATGCACCCCGAGCTTCTGGAGGAGCTGGGCGAGCAGCTGAAGCAGGTCGTCATCAACTGGCCGCGCCTGGTCGTCGACGCGCTCGAGGAGCGCCTGGACGTCGAAGGGTTCCGCTATGCCGACGACGAGACGGCAGCCGAGGACCTCTGGGCGATCTGGCAGGCGAACGGCCTGGACGAAGCCACCCAGCAGGGGCACGTGGACGCGCTGACGATGCGCCGTGCGTTCCTGGTGGGCGGCACGAACGAGAAGGACCCCGCCACGCCCCTGATAACGGTGGAGTCGCCGCTGCAGATGGTCGTCGACTGGGACCCGCGCACGCGGACCGTTCGGTCGGCGCTGAAGCGGTACCACGAGCAGGACCCGATCACCGACGCCATCACGGACCAGTTCGCAACGCTGTACCTGCCGGGCGTGACGCACCACTACGAGCAGACGACACCGGGCAACTGGCGAGAGACCGGCCGGGATGAGCACGGCCTTGAGGTTCCGCCCGTCGTGCCGATCGTGAACCGGCCCAGGCTGCTGAAGCCGGGCGGTATCTCTGAGTTGGCGGACATCCTTCCGCTGTCCGATGCGGCCTGCAAAATCGCCACGGACATGATGGTCAGCGCGGAGTACCACGCGATGCCCCGACGGGTCGCGTTCGGCGTCGACGAGAAGGACTTCACCGACGAGGACGGCAACCCGGTCTCGGTGTGGTCGAGGATCGCCGGCCGGATCTGGGCGACGACGAAGAACCGCAAAACGGGCCCTGATGGTGACGGCGCGGACGTCATTCAATTCCCTGAAGCCCAGCTGGCGAACTTCCACAGCACCCTTGGCCAGCTGGCCCGGCTCACGGCGTCGCTGTCCGGGATGCCGCCGCACTTCTTGGGCCTGGCCACCGACAACCCGCCCTCGGCCGACGCGATCCGCTCGAGTGAGACACGGCTGGTCAAGCGTGCCGAACGTAAGCAGCGAGCTTGGGGTGGCGCCTACGAGGACGCCATGCGCCTGGCCCTGCGGATCCGGGACGGCAAGTGGGACCCGCGTGCCCAGTCGCTGGAGACCCTGTGGCGCAACCCGGCAACGCCGACGTTCGCGCAGCAGGCGGACGCCGTCGTGAAGCTGGTCCAGGTCGGCCTGCTGCCGATCGAGCAGGGCCGCGAGGACCTCGGGTACACCGCGGTGCAGCGTGAGCGGATGCGGCAGATGGACACCGACGCCATGGACCGGGTCATCGGACCCGACCTGGCCGCCGAGTACGGGCCGAAGCCCACACCGGCCGTGGTCGACCCGCAACTGCAGGCGTAGCCCGTGGTCGCCCAGGACGTGCGAGGGATCGCACTGGACCAGTACCGCCGTCAGCAGCGTGCGGTGCGCAGGGCCACGAACCGCGTACAGACCCTTTGGCGTCGCATCGACCGCGGCGACATCACCGGATCGTGGGAGCAGCTCGCCCCGTCGCTGGAACAGGCCGTCGTTGCCGAGCAGATCGCGGCCGCGGCGCTTGCCGACGCGTACCTGGACGCCATCCAAGGCGCGGAGGGCGCCGAGACTGCGGCCGCCGGCCGGGTCGCGCCCACCGCTTTCGCTGGTGTGGCTTCTGACGGACGCTCCCTGCTCTCTCTGCTCTACCAGCCGGTCATCGGTTGGAAGGTGCGGATGCTGGCCGGGCAGTCGATGGAGGACGCGGCCCGCGGCGCACTGTCGAGTGCTCTGCGGCTGACAGCAACGCAGGTGGCCGACGCAGGCCGCGGTGCGGTGGCTTCCGGGATGGCCGGGCGTCGCACGATCCAGGGCTATGTACGGGTGGTGCAGCCTCCCGCGTGCGCCCGGTGCGTGATTCTGGCCGGCGCGGAGTACGGCTGGAACTCCGGCTTTCAGCGGCACCCGCGGTGCGACTGCATCCACCTGCCGACAACCTTGGTCGCCCGCAACCGGGCCGGCCGCGGCTCGATCGGCTCTGACCGGTTCTCTCCGACGACACGGCCAGGCGAAGGCGGCCGCGGTTTCCTCGATCCTCGGGCGTACTTCAACACCCTGTCCCGGGCCGAGCAGGACCGCGTGTTCACCGCCGCTGGCGCCAGTGCAATCCGCGAGGGCGCCGACATGGGCCAGATCATCAACGCCCGCCGTGGCATGTACCAGGCCGGGATCGGCGACGGCCGCGTCTCGGCGACCCGCGTGGGCACCCGGCGCGGCTCCCGCTTCTACAACGTGGAGCGGCGGCGCGCGATCGATGCCGGGGAAGTCCCGGCGGACATCGGCCGGGCGTTCAGCATCCGCACCCCTCGGCTCATGCCCGAGGAGATCTTCCGGCGCGCTGCCAGCCGCGATGACGCCATCGCGATGCTCAAGCGCTTCGGCTATTTGACCTGACCCCGGCGCAATGCCGACGGTCCCCAACTCCTGCAACGGGAGCACGTCATGAGTACCCCCAGCGAACCGAACGCCGATCCGTCCGCGGGCAACCCGCCGGCCCCGGCAGCCACTCCGGCAGAGCCGCCTGCGGCCGAGCCTCCGAACGGTGACCCCGTCGACGACGCGCCCCTCGGCCCTGCCGGGGAGAAGGCGCTGACCGAGTGGAAGAACCGTGCGAAGGAAGCCGAGCGCCTGAGCAAGGAACAGGCCGCGAAGCTGCAGGAGTTCACGGACCGCGACAAGACCGAGGCCGAGAAGCTCGCCGAGCGGGCTACGAAGGCCGAGGAGCGGGCCGCAGCGGCCACCAGGCTCGCCACCGCCTCCAAGGTGGAGGCATTGGCCGCCGGGCGCTTCACCGACCCGCAGGACGCCGTTGACGCCCTTCAGGGCGCCGAGTTCCTCACCGAGGACGGCGGCATCGACCGGGACGCCATCACGGCCGCCCTGGACAGCCTGCTGGAACGCAAGCCGCACTGGGCCGCCACCGCACCCGGGCCGCGGGTTCCGGCGCCGGATCCCTCACAGGGAGCCAGGCCGGGCAGTACAGCGACCCTCGGGCAGCGGATCACCGAGGCGGAGTCCGGCGGCAACACCAAGCTCGCGCTGGCGCTCAAGACGCAGCAGCTCCGCGAGATCAGCCAATCCACCAAGTAACCGGGCAGGCCGTCGGCCTCGCCCTCCAATCCCTTAAGCGAGGACGCCATGGGCGCAGTTGCAGGGCAGGGCACGACCTACAACCTGCCGAACTATCACGGTGAGCTCTACACCGTCACTCCGACCGAGACGCCGTTCCTTTCGGCGATCGGCGGCCTGTCCGGCGGCAAGCGGACCAAGTCCGTTGAGTTCGAGTGGCAGACCGTTGACCGTCGCGCGTCGACCACGAACAACTCGGTGGTCGAGGGTGCGGCCGCGCCGACCGGTGTGGCCCGCTCCCGCTCGAACGTCTCCAACGTGGTGGAGATCCACCAGTCCGCCATCGAGGTGTCCTACACCCGCCAGGCGGCGACCGGCATGTACGGCGGCATCAACATCGGTGCCGACGACAACCCGGTCAACGACGAGCTGACCGCGCAGATCACGGCCGAGCTCGAAGCCATGGCCGTGGACATCGAGCTGTCGTTCCTGACGGGCGTCTACGCCAAGCCCGGCACCAACGCCACCGCCCGCAAGACCCGCGGCCTGCTCGCGGCCGTCACCACGAACGTGAACGCCAACGGCGGCACCCCGCGCGCCATCTCGAAGACGATCGTGGACGCCCAGCTGTCGGCGATGTTCGCCGCGGGCGCCAAGCTGCCGCAGGAGTCCACCGTCTTCATGGTGGGCCCGGCGCAGAAGGTCGCCCTGTCGAACCTGTACGGCACCGGTTCGCTGAACCAGCCGACGATGACCCGCAACATCGGTGGCGTCGCCGTCGACACCATCGTGACCGACTTCGGGACCTTCGGCGTGATGCTCGACCGGTGGATGCCGACCGGGCAGATCGGCGTCGTCGACCTCTCCGTCTGCGCCCCGGTGTGGCTGGAGATCCCCGGCAAGGGCCTGCTCTTCGCGGAGCAGCTCGCCAAGGTCGGCGCCTCCGAGAAGTGGCAGCTGTACGGCGAGGTCGGTCTGGAGTACGGCCCCGAGGTCTACCACGGCGTCATCAAGGACCTCAGCTAAGGAGCCGCCGTCATGGCGAAGTTCAGCAGCGAGAAGTACCCGGCCCTGACCCTGCAGGACGACAAGGGGATCTGGGCGAAGTTCGAGGGCGGCGAGCTCGAGACCACGGATGCCGCGGTCGTGAAGCGGCTGCGCGGCCTCCCCGAGGAGGAGGGCATCTCCGAGGTCAAGGCTGCGGCCAAGACCGAGGGCGACGCCAAGAAGGAGTAGCCGTGGTGACCCTGGCGACCCCCGCGGACCTGGCGGACCGGCTCGGCCGTGACCTCACGGACGTGGAGGCCCGCCAGGCGCCCGTTCTCCTCGACGACGCCACGTCGGTCATCTTCGACCGGTTCCCGCAGTACATCGCCACGCCGACGGCCGTCTCCAAGAAGGTCTGCTGCGCGATGGTCCTGCGGGTTCTGCGGAACCCGAACGGGCTGCGGCAGGAGTCCATCGACGACTACTCGTTCACGGTCGACTCGTCCCGTTCCTCGGGCGAGATCTACCTGACCGAAGCAGAGGTCGACGAACTCCGGCCCATCCGTACGTCGTCGTTCAGCATCGTTCCCGGCGCCCCGGTCGTGTCTCCGTGAGCGAGGACGCGGCACTGGCCCAGGGGCGGGCGGCCGCTGAACGCCGGATGCGGGACCTCATCCGCATCTACAACCAGGCCGAGGACGTCTTCGACCGGGCGACCGGCAACTCTGTCCCCGGCGCCCAGACCGTTCTCTACTACGGCCGGGCCCGGATCAAACCGGTCGCCCAGTCGGCCGGCGAGGACACCCAGGCCGGGGAACGAGAGGTCGTTCTCCGCGAGGTCGAGGTGTCGGTGCCCTGGTCCACCGTCCTGCCCGGTACCCGGCTTCTGCCGGGCGCCCGGATAGAGGTGCTGGAGTCGGACGACCCCCGGATGGTGGGGGTGCTCCTGTGGGCGACGGGCGGACAGTTCTCGTCCCAGGCCACGGCGTGGCGCATCAGTGCGGAGGACCGATCGTGATTGGGAACCCGTTCGACATGCGCGACGTGCGGCGCCTGCAGTTCCACCTCGCCCGGGGCATCCCCCGAGCCCGGCGCGACACCCGGGCGGTCGTCGCCCGGGGCGCCCTGAACATCAAGAGGGACTGGCGCGTGAACGCCCGCGCGTCCGCCCCGAAGCACGCACCCAGTTACCCGCGGACCATCGGGTACGACGTGCATACCTTCGGCCCGGACCAGGTCCTGGCCATCATCGGCCCCGAGAAATCCGGACGCCAGGGAGCCCTCGGCAACCTGCTCGAGTACGGGTCGGTGAAAAATCCGCCGCACAACGACGGCGGCCGGGCCCTGGTCAACGAGGTGCCGCAGTTCGAGGCACAGATGGCGCTCATTCTCGAGCGCGGATTGACGTGGTGGTGAGCCGATGACGACACCCACCGTTCTGCCCCACGTCGATGCCGTAGAGGCAGCGCTGATCGGGGGCGGGCTGACCGTCTACGTCGGCGGCACGCCCACCAGCGCCGGATGGGTAGCGCCCGACAAGTTCGCGGTCATCTACCCCGACCCGGGGATGGCCGGCCGGGCCTCGCTCGCCGACGACCGCACGGACTTCACCGCGATGTTCCAGGTGACCTGTGTGGGCGGCTCGGTGGAACGGGCGCTCTGGGTTGCCGACAAGGTGCGAGAGGCGCTCTCAGGGCCGCTCACGGTCGCTGGGCGTGCGGCTTGGCGCCCTGAGGACCAGGGGGGGCCGCCCGTCCAGCGCGACGACGACGTCACCCCACCCCTGTGGTTCGTGCCGGTGCAGTACCGGATCCAGTCCATCCCCTCCTGATCGGAGAAAGCTCATGGCGATTCTCGCCACCCAGGCCGTAGCCCTGGCAGGTCTCAACCCCACCTACTCCTCGGCTGCTGCCGGCGGCGACAAGGTGGAGGTGGGCGACCGCAACTTCATCCACGTCAAGAACGGTTCGGCGTCCAGCGTCACGGTGACGCTGACCGCGACCGCAGCCGTGTTCGGCCAGGCCGTCACCAACATCACCGTGGCCGTACCCGCGTCCGCAGAGCGGATGATCGGCCCGATTCAGCCGGGCCTCCTGCAGAGCGCGACCGATGGCCTGTGCGCCGTCGGCTACTCCGCGGCGGCGTCCGTCACGGTCGCCTCGCTCCGCATCTGACCCCCACCCACCCTGTACGCCCCGTGCCGCCGGCCGGGGCTTTCTTCATGCCCTGGAGGGCCCCATGTCCGACCTGATCAGCGACGGCAAGACTCGCGTCGCCTGGCTGTCGACCGTCGCCAACATCAACGCGCCGACCGTGGCCGAGCTGACCGCTGGTGCCGACTACACCAAGCGCATCACCCCCGACGGACTCAAGCTCGACCCGTCCACCGCGGACGTCGACACGAGCTCGCTGGCCAGCACCTTCGACACCAAGACCGTGGGCCGCGTCGGTTTCGACGCCGAGCTCACGTTCAAGCGTGGCGACAACCCCACCGACGACGCCCCGTACTCGACCCTGAAGTACGGCGTCAGCGGGTTCCTGGTCGTGCGCCGCGGCGTGGCCGTGGGCACTGCCTGGACCGTCGGGCAGAAGGCGGAGGTCTACCCGATCACGTGTGGCGAGCCCCAGAACTCCAGCCCGGCCGCGAACGAGGTCATGAAGTTTGTGTCGCCGATGAAGGTCACGGACCCGCCGGCCACCGCCGCGACGATCGCCTGATGCCCGACATCAAAGCCTTGCTGGCCAAGGCCAAGCCGCGCGAGCGCACCGTCAAGGTCATGCTGGACGGTGCGACCGCCGGGGAGATCGAGAGCCTGGAGGCCGAGCTCCTCGAGGTCTCGGAAGACTGGCAGCCCTCGGACCTCGCCGAGGAACACCCCGGCCGGGGCATCGCTGCGCGGATCGCCGAGCTCCGGGAGAAGGCGCGCGAGTCGGAGGCCGAGTTCCGGTTCCGGTACATCGGCGACGAGGAGTACTCCAGCCTCCTGGCCGCGCACCCGTCGACGAGCAAGGAAGAGCTCTTCGACTCGGAGTCCTTCCCCCGTGCGCTGATCGCCGCGTCGTGCGTCGACCCGGTCATGACCGCGGACGAAGCGAAGGAACTGTTCAAGGTCATCAACCAGGGGCAGATTCAGCGCCTGTTCGATGCGGCCTGGGACGTGCACAACGCTGCTGGTCTCGTCCCTTTCTCGTTGGCCGCCTCCGCTCTCCTGGCGGCGGTCGGTGGCGACGGGAAGTAGAGACCGCGCGGGCGTGGAGTGTTCCGCGCTCTGTCTTCCTCGGCCGTGCCGTCGCCCCTGGCGAGCCGGTGTGGACCGAGGAGGACCGGGCGTGGGCGCTCGCCCTGGCCGAGGTCGAGGCGGACACCTGCCCCGACTGCGGCCAACCGTGGTCCGAGGCCACTGACCCCAAGAACGAAGAGCAGTACAGGGCCGACCTGATCCTGTGCCACGCCTGCGCGATGTCTGCGAAGACGGTGCGCGCCTACCAGGACAACAAGGGCTCCGCCGATGGGCTGCACGTCCATCTCGAGCACCGCAAGAGCAGGAGGTGAGCCGTGGTCACCCGTACCGTCACCGTCCGGCTCCGCGCTGACATCTCCAACTACACCCGCAACATGCGGTCGGCCTCCGACAACACGTCGCGGCTGGCCAACGGTGGCGCGGCAGCCGGTGCGGCGCTGCTCGCAGGATTCGCGGTGGCCGCTGCCGCGGCTGCGAAGTTCGACAAGGCTCTGTCCAACGTGCGCGCCGTCACCGGGGCGTCGACCGCGGACATGGCCAAGCTCCGCGCGGCCGCCCTGGAGGCGGGCAAGAGCTCGTCGTTCACGGCCACCGAGGCGGCGAACGCCGAGGCCGAGCTCGCCCGCGCGGGCGTCAGCACCGCCAACATCATCGGCGGCGCGCTCTCAGGCTCGCTCGCACTGGCCGCGTCCGGGCAGGTCGACCTGTCCGAGGCGGCCACCCTGTCCGCGCAGGCGATGAACACCTTCGGCCTGGCCGGCAAGGACGTCGGCCACATCGCCGACCTCCTCGCGGCCGGCGCGAACAAGTCCGCCGCGGACGTCCACGGCCTGGGCACAGCCCTGCGACAGGGCGGCCTCCTCGCCCACCAGACGGGCCTGTCCCTCGAGGACACCGTGGGCGTGCTCTCGGCGTTCGCCGACCACGCCCTGATCGGCTCCGACGCTGGCACGTCGCTCAAGACGATGCTGCAGCGCCTGGTCCCGCAGTCCAAAGAGGCGCAGGGCGCCATGGAGAAGATCGGATTCTCCGCCTACGACAGCAGCGGCAAGTTCGTCGGCCTGTCCGAGACCGCCCAGCGCATGAAGGAGTCCTTCGGCAAGCTCACGCCCGAGGCCCGCAACAGCGCCATGGCCACCATCTTCGGGTCGGACGCCGTCCGGTCCGCGACCATCCTGTACGAGCTTGGCGCCAAGGGAATCGACGCCTACCGCCGGGCCGTCGACGACCAGGGCGCCGCCCAGCGCATGGCATCCGTGCAGACCGACAACCTCGTCGGCGACATGGAGCGCCTCAAGGGCGCCATCGAGGTGGCGCTCATCGAGGGCGGCTCGTCGGCCAACGGTGCGCTGCGAACGATGGCCCAGTGGATCACCACGGTCGTCAACGCCTACAACGGCCTGCCCGCCCCGCTGCAGCACGCCGTCACCCTGTTCGCAGGTATCGGCGGTGCGGTGACGCTCGCCGGGTCGGCAATGCTTCTGCTTCTGCCTCGGATCGCCGCGACCCGGGCCGCCCTTGTGGGCATGGGCGTCACGGCGGCACGGGCCCGCACGTCGATGATGGTGCTGGGCCAGGTCGGCGCCGTTGTGGCCGGCCTTGAACTCGTCTCCATGGCCTCACAGAAGGTGCGGGACACGTTCAAGGACGCCCCGCCGTCGACCGCGAAGATGGCCTCGGCCCTGGTCGACCTGGGGAAGAAGGGCAAGGCAGCCGGGGAGCTGACGAAGACCTTCGGCGACAACCTCGACGGCTTCGGTGACGCGGTGGGCCGCATCGCCCACCCGAGTGGCCAGAACCGCACCACGGACATCGTCAACAGCATCACGTTCGGCCTGACCGAGGGTATAGCCGAGACGGACATCGCCCTGCAGGACGCCCGCGATCAGGTCAAGTCTGTCGACGACGCGCTCGGTGGGCTGGTCACCTCCGGGCATGCCGACGTGGCCGCCGAAGCGTTCGACATCATGGCGGCGAACGCGGCGAAGAACGGCACCTCGGTCGAGAAGCTGAAGAGCTTGCTGCCGGGGTACACCGATGCGCTGGCCAACACTGGCATCGAGCAGCAGCTCACCGGCAAGTCGTCCGAAGACCTCGCGGGCGACCTGGGCATGACGACAGACGAGTTGCAGGACCAGCGGTCTGCCGCCGAGCAGCTCACCGACACGCTGAAGACGCTCAACGGGATCAGCATCAGCGCGGCCGAGCAGGAAATCGGGTTCCGCGGATCGCTCGCCGACCTCACCGCCGCGGTGAAGGAAAACGGCACTTCCCTGGACGTCACCACGGAGCACGGCCGGAACGTCAAGTCGGCCTATCTGGACGCGGCCAAGGCCGCGATGGAACACGCCCAGGCCGTCGCCGAGCAGCAGAATTCGGTGGAGGCCGGCAACGACGTCCTGGCCAAAGACATCGGGCTCCTGAAGGACACGATGCATGCGGCCGGGTTCTCGCAGGACGCAATCGACAAGCTGACCGCCGCCTACACCCAGCTCCCGGACTCGGCCGAAACGAAGGTCAGCGCCGACACCAAGGCCGCAGTAAAGGACCTGCAGACCGTCCAGGACAACATCCGTGGCACCAAGGGCAAGTCCTTCACCATGTCGGCCCTGACCAGTACCGCCGAGAAGACACTGAAGGGCCTCGGTTACAAGGTCACCCACATGAAGGACGGGCGGGTCAAGGTCAGCATCCCGACCGGGTCAGCGATCGGCCAGGTCGGCGCTATTCAGCGCGCCATCAACGGGATTCAGGGCAAGCCGGTCGGGATCGGGGTGTACCTCAAGGCGACTGGAGCTGACTCCGACGCCAACGGCGTCCCGGACATGATCCAGTCCCGACGCAACGGCGGCCTCATCCGGCGGTACGCGAGCGGCGGCGAAGTGCTGCAGATGTACCCCTTTGGCGGCCCGATCTCCGGCCCCGGTACAGGCACGTCGGACAGCATCCCGGCCCTGGTCAGCAACGGCGAGTACATCGTCAAAGCCGACGCAGTCCGGAAGTACGGCGTGTCCATGCTCGACCGCGTGAACGCCGGCCGGTTCGCTTCGGGTGGTCTTGCCGGGTTCACGTACACCCCGACCGGGGCGTCCGTCCTCGGCGGACCCACCGACGCCAAGTCCCGGTACGACAAGGAACTCGCAGACCTCAAGAAGGCCTGGGACGACCTGAACAAGGCGCTGGCCGACGCGAAGAAGAAGGCCAACTCCCTCAAGGACGCCGAGAAGAACCTGTCGAAGGTCCGCCACGGACATCACACGGCGCGGCAGCTGGAGGCGGCAAAGGACAAGGTCGCCGCCGCGAAGAGCGCGAAGAAGAAGGCCGACGCCAAGGTCAAGGCAGAGCGCCAGGACGTCTACGACGCGGACAAGGCGCTCGGTGTGAAGAAGGGCGCCAAGGCGCCCACCTCGTTCAACCTGGCGGCCTACCAGCTGCAGCTGTCGAAGTCCGTGGCCGCGACGGAGAAGTGGCGCAAGAACCTCTCGACGATCGGGAAGCGGGGAGGTGAGGAGGTCCGGACCCTGCTGGAATCCATGGGCGAGGAGGGATACTCCCTCGTCAACGCGCTTGCCGGGGCCAGCGACAAGCAGTTCAAGGACATCGTGTCCAAGCTGCAAAAGACCGGTGAGGCCGCGAAGGCGACCCTGGCGGATTTCACCCAGCAGCTCACCTCGGCAACCAAGGTCAACCAGCAGTTCGCCACCGACCTGCAGACTCTTGCCTCCCAGGGGTACGGGGACCTGGCGCAGGCCCTCGCAGCACAGGGCGACGCGAACGCCCAGGCGCTCGCGCACACCGCCGCCACGGGCAAGGCGGCCGACGTCGCCAAGGCCAACGCGGCGGTCGGGAAGGCCGGCGGCACGCTGTCCGGCGAGGATCTCTCCAATGCCCTGCTGCTGCTCACCACCCTGCGGGGCGGTGCGGGACGCGGGTATGCCGACCTGATCGCAGCCGGGCTGGACCCGGGCACGATCCGGGACCTGGTCCCGAAGATGCTCGACCAGATCAAGCGCCTGCCCGCGCAGTTCCGGGACGTGTTCCTGAAGCAGTTCACCGGCCAGACCGGCATCAAGACCATGGCCCGCGGCGGCATCCTCACTGGACCTCAGATGGTCCTCGGTGGCGAGGCCGGCGTGCCCGAGTCGTGGATTCCCCACGACGGGTCCTCCCGGTCCAGGTCCCTGCTGCAGGCCACCGCCCGCCTCATGGGCTACGACGCCCGGCCGGCCAGCCGCTTCGGCTCCAGTGGCGGAAGCGGGGGCGGCTCGCACTACGACCAGCGCGTCACCAACCTGACGCTCAACGGGGCCAAGCAGTCCAGTGCAGAGCAGGCGAACGACCTTGCCCGCCACCTGACGTTCATCGCCTGAGGGGAGGTCCGCATGACATACGCACCAGGCCAGACGCTGGGCGGGCTGGGCGCCACGCTCGGCGCCCTGCCGCTCGGCTCCGTCGACGCGCAGGGCGTCGCGTGGCGCCTGCAGGAGATCGACGGCTGGGATTCCCCGGATGTGCGGGCCGAGTCCCAGCCGCGGGAAGCGGACCACGGGTCGTGGGCCAGTCCGGTGTATCTCGGCGAACGGCCCATCACCCTGGGCGGTTCGATCCAGGCACCGGACCGGGCCACGCTCGACGGCGCCATCGACCAGCTGCGGGCACTGCCCCTCATGGGGACCGTGCTCACGGTGATGGAGACGGTGCCGAAGCAGGCTGTGGTCCGCCGGTCCGGGCGGATCCTCATCAAGTACGTGACGGACACCGTGGCGACGTACAGCGTCCTGGTCACGGCCGCCGACCCACGGCTGTACGCCACGACAGACACCGTGACCGTCCTGCGGCTGCCCACCGTGACCGGGGGCCTCACGTTCCCGCTCACGCTGCCCACGACGATCGACGCCGCCGTGGTCGCCGGAGATACCACCGTCGTCAACGCCGGATCGATTGACGCCCGCCCGCTGCTGCGGATCGCGGGCCCGGTGTCCCAGCCGCTCGTCTCGGTGACGGGGCCGGACGGCACGTCGGCCTCCCTGCTGTACGCCGGGGACATCGACGCGGGGGACTGGCTGGACCTCGACTGCGACGCGCACACCGCCTACTACAACAGCGTCGCGTCCAGGCGCTCACTGACCACCGGCACGTGGCCGGTGCTGCAGCCCGGCGCCTCCAACCTCGCATTCCGAGCAGGCGCCTACTCGGCCGCCGCCACCCTGACCGTCACCTACCGATCCGCCTGGATGTGAGGCACGCATGACCATCACCGCGTTTCCGATCAATGCCTCAGCCGGCAGCCCCTCCTACGCGTCGCAGTCGTTCCGCCAGGCGCTGGCCGCACTCCTGTCCCCCGGGGCGGGCGGCCTGCAGGTCCAAGCTGGCGTACGTCCCGGCGGCGGTCTCGCCGTATCCGTGGCCGGGTCCACCATCACCATCACCGCCGGGGCCGGCGTGGTCCAGGGCGGCTCCAGTGCGGTCCAGGGGCCGTACCTCTTCTACAACGACGCCTCCGTCACCAGGACCCTGACCGCCGCGAACGCGACGAACCCCCGGGTGGACCTGGTGTACGCCCGGATCCGGGACACCGACGCCGACGCGTCCGGCGCCCGGGACGGAGACATCCTGTACCTCGCCGGAACGGCCGCCGCGTCACCGGTCGCCCCGACCCCCGCCGATCCGTCGTACATCGTGCTCGCCACGATCAGCGTCCCGAAGAGCGGCAGCGGTTCGCCCTCGGTGTCGACCGCGACCCGCGCGTACACCGCGGCGGCCGGCGGGCTCACCGTCGGCTCGGTTGCCCCGACCGCCCCGTACACCGGACAGCTGTGGGACTCCGGAGACGGGCTGCGACGCTGGACCGGCACCGAGTGGCGGTACCTGAAGTACGACCCGCAGGTCTCGAAGCAGTTGGCGAACCCGACGACGTACCCGGTCACCGCAACGTTCACGGACTTCAGTGGCGCCCAGTGGCCGCCGCTCACGTTCACGGTGCCACCGTCCGGCATGGCATGGATCTCCATCGGTGGAGCCGTCCACAACCAGATCACCACCACCAGCACGGTGTGGGTGGTCTGGCGTGCGAGCGGCGGCTACACGATGGCCGCCAACGCTGAGAACGGCGTGGCCGCTGCTGGTGGCCGCACCTACGCCACCCGGCGGGTCCTCGTCACCGGCATGACGCCCGGCGCATCCGTGACCCTGACACCCCAGTGGTACGTGTCCAGCGTCGGCACCGTCGGCACGCAGACGTTCACCACGTCCGGGCAGCTCGGCGTGGAACCGGTCGCATGACCCGCGGCCGGCCTGTCGAGCTGGACTGGTACGGGTGCGATCTCCGGTCCGGGCAGATCATCGAGCAGCTGCAGGCCATCGCCTCCCCGACCCTGTCCCGCAAGCTCGGCGCGTCCACCACGGCCACCATGTCGCTGGCCCTGGACGGGGCACCCCGCGAGTGGGAAGCGGCGACCACGCCCGGGCGCACGATGCTCGTCCCCGTTGACCGGGCCACGGACCTGCCGATCGGTGCCTGGCTGACCCTGACCCGGGCGGGCGGTTCGGCGCCGACGGTGGAGCTGGGCGGCGCCACCCCGGAGGCGTATTTCGACCGCCGGTACACGGCGCCCGTCTCCCAGTTCGGCGTGGACCAGGCGGTCCTCTTCACCCAGACCGGGGCCCCGCTCCTCGTGGACGCACCGCCGTTCCAGTTCGACGCCCCCCCGACCGGAATGCTGGGCACGTACAGCGTCGGCGACGGCGACGACCGGACCATCCTGTCTGTGTGGCAGGAGCTCACCGCGGGCGGCGGACCCGAGTGGACTGTCGACACCGCGTGGAACAGCAGCCGCACCGGGTTCGTCCTGCCGATCCGGGTACGCCCGCAGATCGGCACGGTCACCTCGAACCCCGAACCCATCTTCGACCTGCCTGGTTCGATCTCCAGCTACACGCTCAGCGAGTCCTACGAAGAGGGCAAGGGCGCCACCAGCGTGCTGGCCTCCGGCGAGGGCGAGGGCACCGCCCGGCTGCGCTCCCAGCTGGTCACCGCCGACGAACTGCTGGCCGCCGGGTACTGCCGATGGGAGCACCGCTACACACCGGCCGACGGGCTCACCGACCCCGACCAGCTCACCGCCCACGCCCTCGAGGAACTCGCCGTCACCCGCGCCGGCGCCACCGTCTGGACCGTTGAGGCCGTCGCCTCCCGGGCACCGCGCGCCATCGCCGACTTCGGCCTGGGCGACAGCATCCGCATCGAGATCACCCGCTCACCGCGGCACCCCAACGGTGCCACCACAGTGGCCCGCTGCTGGTCCTGGTCACTCGACCCCGGCCAGGACCGCATCTCACCGATCCTCGTGGAGGACTCCTGATGGCCCGACAGCTCGATCAGCTACCACCCGACATCACGACGCTCGCCCGCCAGGTCGCCCAGCTCCGCCGGGAAATCCGGGAGCTTCGCGCCTCGAAACGGGCCGGGCACACGGCGTTCAACACGGGCGGGCTGACGCTCACTGACGACGACGGCAACACCCTGGCGGAGATGGCCGCGGACTGGGACGACCGGGGCATGGCTGCCGTGGCCGTGTACGACACCCGGGACGCGGCCGAGTACTACGCCGCCCTCGCCGCCGGCGACATGTGCTTCGGCGTCCGCGGCGTCACCCAGACCCAGGATGAGGGCCGGGTGGGGTTCAGCCAGATCGACGAGACCCTGTTCGAGCTGCTGATCTCCTCCGGCAACGCCCCGGAAAACTCCGCCGCGATGATCAATATGTACTCCGCGACGGGGCTTACGACCGCCGACTCCGAAGTCACAGTCACGGCGGACGTCATGAACGTCGGTGGACTCCTCAACGCGGGGAATTTCGCCTTCGGGACGGTGAACATCACCCCGTCCGCCGCGAACACCCCGACATCGGTGACCGTGGGCGGGTTCGCCCTGGCCGGCACCACGTTCACAGCCCAGGCCACCGCCGTCACCTCGGTTCCCGGCACCACCGTGCTCGGGGTCGGCGTGTCCGCCGTGGACGCGACCGGACTCACGATCTGGCTGACCCGCGCAAATACCACCACAACCGGAGTGCATTGGATGGCGATCGGACAATGACCACAGAACCCGAGCCGACCCCCGAGCCGGACCCGGACCCGCCCGTCTTCCAGCCGTACCTGTACTACAAGGTCACGGCACGGGACGACACCGAGACTTGCGTGAACTACCTCAAGGTCTTCGAGTTCGCCCAGTGCTACTCGAATAACGGGATCGTCCGGATCATCTGCGCCAAGTGCCGCCACGACATGCGGCTCCTGACTGCTGAGCTCCTCGACCCGCAGCCCGAAGTTTCCTGATCCACCCGCACACTGACGCCCCGCGCTGATGGCCGGGGCTTTCGTCATGTCTGGAGGCACCCGCGCCTCGTTGAACGGAGTCACCTATGGCTGATGAGCCGACGATCGGTGAAGTCGTTCGCCGCTTGGAAGACGTGCGCCAGGACCTGAAAGAGGACATCCACGGTGTCGTGTCTCTTACGGACAAGAAGGCCGACGCGGAGATCGTGCGCCTCGGCCAGCAGGCACAGGACGAACGGCACACCGCCGTGGTCGGCAGGGTCGCCAAGCTCGAGGAACAGGCCGCCGAGAAGGAACGGCAGCGCCAGAACGACCGGCGGCTGATCTTCTTCAGCCTCATCGTTCCGGTACTGCTGCTCGCCATTCAGCTGTTCAACGCGAACCGGGGGGTCTGATGCACAAAACCCCCCGCCGCGACCCAATGGCCCTGCTCGCCTGGTGCCTGGCCGCCGCACTCGCGGCGTTCTTCTGGTGGCAGGTCAGCCAGCTGTCCAGCGACCTGCGCAACTCCAACGTGGCCCGGGACCAGTTGGCCCGGCAGGTGCAGCAGCTCGGCGGCACACCGGTCGCCGGCCCGCCTGGATCCCGTGGGCAGCCCGGTGCCAGCGTCACGGGCCCGCCCGGACAGCAGGGCGATCCTGGCCCCACGGGGCCGCCCGGTCCGTCAGGTTCCCCCGGCAAGACGGGGGCGGCCGGGGAGGACGGCGCCGACGGTGTGGCCGGGGTCAGCCAGACTGGCGCACCCGGGCAGGCTGGTGTCGCTGGCCCTCCCGGACCGCAGGGCGAACCAGGCCCGGCCGGCGCCGACGGGAAGGACGGCCGCGACGGTACGAACGGTCAGACCTGCCCTGACGGCTACAGCCTGCAGCCACCGGCCAACGACCCGGACGCGCTGGTCTGCCGACGGGACAACGCCCCGGCCCAGCCGCCGGCGGACCCGTCTCCCACGACCGGTCAGCCCGCGCTCGACCCGACTCGCCGCCAGTACCCGTGAACGACAAAGCCCCCTGCTCGGCCAATTCCTCGGCCGGGCAGGGGGCGTTTCGTCGTTGCGGGGTGATCAGCTGATCTGGTTGCGAGTGTTGGCGATGACGCCGTAGTTCTTGCTCTCCATGCTCCGCTGGTCCTGGTGAACGTCGCCGTTGTAGTGGTGGTGAACCGGAGCCGGGGCCGCCTCGATGGCGGCTTTGGCCCGTCCGAAAAGCCGGCCGAGCGCGAGGGCGAGCGCCGTGGGGGCGCCGAAGACGATGCCGCAGACGACGGGGTCGGCGCTCTGGGACGCCCACATGACAAGCGCAATGCCGCCGCAGACGAGGAAAGACATACCGCCCCCGGCCAGCATGAGGACACTGGCATCGGTTGCTCGCGGGGACATGGCGGGCCGGCCCGGCTGCTGTACGGGCGGAGTGGTGCCGATGCGGGGGCCGTCCTGCCAGGACGGAACGTCGGGGTGGTCGATGCGGATCGCCGTCTGCATCTCCTGGACGAGTGCGGCCTCGACGGCGCTGACGAGCTTCTGTACTTCGGCCCGGTCGGTGGGCTCAGGCTGTGCGTGCATGGTCTGGGTCTCCTTTCGGACCAAATGGCGCGGCATGGTCAGTTCAGGTCGTCGATTTCGGCGGTGAGGGCTTCAACGGTCCGGCGGTCATTGATGCACTGCACGAGGGGTCCCAGGTCCAGCTGGAGCGTCAGCTTGATCGGCGTGCGCCGCTCGCGCTCCATGCGACCCTGCGTGCCGGGCGCCAAGCTGGCCATATGGGCGTCGATCATGTCCTTGGCGGCTTCCAGGTACTCCAGGGCCTCGCGGACAGTGGCGGCTTCCCACTCGTACTTGGGTGGATCGAAGAGCATCGCAATCTCCTTCAGTCGGTGAGGGCTAGGCGGCGGCAAGTTCGGCGGCGTCGATGACCGTGTCGGCGTGGTCGGGGTGGGACCAGACGCCGCGTTCGACGTCGACGGCGAGGCCCTTCGTCTTGAGCCGGGTGAGGGCGTTCTTCACCGCGGACAGGGTGAGGCGGGTCTCCTGCGCGATCGTGTTGCGGCCGACGGGGCGGCCTCGCTCGGCGAGGAACGCGGCGATCTTCTCGTCCGTGCCGACCGGCGCTTCGGCTTCGATGGCGGCGGCGGCAGCAGCGATCGGGTCACGGCCGGACGCGGCGACAGGGGCGGCGGGGATGGCGTCGTCGGGCAGGGTGACGGTGTCCCCGCGGAGGCGTGCGGCGAGCCGGTCGAGGCGCTCGGTGTAGGCCTTGCCGGTGCACGCGGCGGCGGAGCCTTCGATGGTCGGGGTGTCGCCGGTGGTGGCCCAGTGGGCGGGGTCACGGTCGAAGTGGGCGCGGAACATCGCCTGCCGGTTGTCGGGGCCCTTGATGTATCCGAGGCCGGCCGTGCTGGTCTTGTCGGGCCAGTACATGGGCAGCTGGCTGGGGTTGATGTCCCAGCCGGGCAGGCCAATGGAGTCGGTGAGGCTGGAGGCGGTACGGAACATGACGGTGTTGCCACTCTGGAGCTGCTCGCGGATGTCGGTGCTCTCGGGGCCGGAGCCGTAGTAGTTGGCCTTGGGGCCCTGGAAGACGAGCCGCAATTTGATGCCGCACTTGCGAGCCATGAGCACGATCTCGAAGACGAGGTCGACGGCGCCGGCCAGTTTGAGGACGCGGTGGGCCTCGTCGATGGTGACGGAGATCAGCGGGTCAGGGTCGCCGACGACGAAGTGGTCCCGGCCGCGGAGCTTGCGCCCCTTGTCGTCGATGAACTCCATCAGCGAGTAGCGGGCCGAACGCTCATACATGATCTTGCGAACCTCGTAGAGCATGGCGAGTCCGCCCTGGGCGGTGTCCTCGTACCAGTCGACCGACTCCCGCCAACGCGGTAGCGACTGTCCGCCCTGCGGGTCGCACACCCACGAGACGATCCCGTTGTGGCGCTCCGTGCCCAGCAGCATGTCGAGGAAGCGGCTCTTGCCGCCGTCGGTGGCGCCGTAGACGACGGAGTGGACGGGCCCGGACGGCTTCCAGAAGGCGTAGTGCGCGGGGGCGCCGTCGTAGAAGATGCCGACCTTGGCCTGGCCGGTCGCCATGTCGAGGATCTGCGGGCCCGGGTGGTCGGTGCCCTTCTGCAGCGGGTTGCGGTCGAAGACGGCGATGATCGCGCGACGGGCGGACTTCCCGACGGCCTTCTCGATCTGGAGCATCTCTTCGGGCAGGTCGAGGTCACCGGCGATGTCGTTCATGGCCGACACGGCGCGGCGCCAGTTGCCCTTGTTCAGGACGATGACGCCGGTCCAGCCGTAGTCGGTGGTGACGACGTCGACCAGCTTCGAGTTCGGCAGGGAGCCGTCGGAGCTGGCGACGTTCTCCTGCCAGGCCTTCATCTGCTCGGTGAGGTCGAGGACGGGGGCTGCTGTGCGCCGGCCTCGGCGCCACCAGTAGACGCCGTGGCCAAGGCCCCAGGCGACAAGGAGCGCCGGGAAGGGGCTGTCGCCGACCTGAACGCCGCCGGTGGCGGCCATGGCGGTGACGAGCCCGCCTCCGCTGGTGGCGGCGGACACGGCGGCGATGAAGTCGTTGCGGGCCGGCAGCCGCTTGCGGAGACGCTTCTTACCGACGCGGCCCTCCCAGCGCCCCCAGGCGGTAGTGATGGCCGCGCTGGTGACGGTTGCGGCAACGGCGGTCTTCCAGCCGTCCGGGGCCGTGGACAGGACGCTGCCGCTCAGGGCGAGGGCGCTGGTCGCGTAGACGGGCGCCATGCCGCGGCGGGTTCGGTAGACAAGGCGCAGCGCGCGGCGAGC